AAATCCTTAAAAACCTTTTCTCTTACCGGTGATCTGCCGTTACTCAATAGCGATTGCCTTTCTTCATTAGTCATGCCGCCCCATACTCCGTACTGTTCCTGATTAGTTGCATACCCTAAGCATTGCCGCCATATAGGGCAAGGAGCGCAAGTAAATCTGAATACATCTATGTCCATAACTTTGGATACGCCACGATCCTCAATCTTGTAGAAAAAGTTTGTTGGAAGATCCTTACACGCGGCACGATCCCAATCAACATCCATGTACGCTGGATTCTCATAGTTATCTACGAGAGCATCTAACTGATCGCGGTTATATGTCCCATCTTCGAACTGGTGAACCTCATACTTAGCCACCCAGCGATGAATCGTCCTCTGAGTAACTCCGTATCGGCTAACTGCATCGGCTACCGAGATTTTGATGGACACCCATTAACTCCTGTCGCATCGTAGTAATCGCAATATGACTGGCAAAAATAAACATCCTTTTCGGGTTCAGGGATCTCGCCATTTGCCGCTATCTCTTGCAGGTTGTTGATCCACGCTAAACCTTGCTGAGCCATTTCAGGATCATAAGGCTCGGAGTGTTCTCTTACATCCTCAGACTCACCATCGCGCGCTACGGCTACGAGAGATACGGTTTTGACTGGGTAGCCATTTTCGCTTACGAGGTAGCCATAGAGTTGAACCTGCATCCTCTGTTGGAGCGAAGGAAAGTATCGGAGAGATTTTTTCTTGGTGGTTTTCCAGTCCACGATCTGCTCACGATCTTTTATGTAGAGATCCACATGACCCCGCAACCCTTCGACTGCGAACTCCTGCTCGATAATAAAGTTATCCCCGAACGGATCTTCTCGCTTAATCGCCTCAGCAATTCCAGCGTGAATAAATGTCCCCATAATCGCGGCAAGTTTGTCGGTCGGATTAACCTTTGGTGCTTGGGTGATATTCATAAACACTCGTCGCTTGCAATCGCCTACGGCAGACGGTCCAATGTCCACTTGTAACGATCTATCACGCTGAGCATCGTGTCCGGCTAGTGCGCCGACTAACATCTTCTTAATATCACTCACGAAGCATCCATCCCAGTACGAACCGAAGTTCCGATCGAGCGGGCAATATCTACCTGCACCCTTAGGCGAGCCACATTTGCACGATTAGCCTTGACGCTTGCTTCAGATTTGGCAAGTGCCATGTGCGCATCTTTGTTATCGAGCAGTGCAATATCTTCGCGCTCTTGCACCGTGTAATTCCTACCAGTAGGTGAAGATATTTGCGCCAACCCCATACGGGAATTAGCCATCGCAACTTCGTAATACGCTTTGTTTTGATGGTAAGCCGCCTCTGCATCAACGAGATCATCATGCGCTTCGTCAATAAGTTTGCTGAGATCTTTTAGTCGCGCCTCAATTTGCGCCGGAGTAACTACGCTCACTTTGCCTCACCCAATGCAATCTGCGCGCACATATCCTGAACTTGTAGAGCGACATTTTCGATACCGGACTTCACGATTACCTTACGATTATTTGTAAAATCGAGAGCGCATATCTGATCGTAAATATCTAAACGAATCTCGGCCTCTAGTCGAGCAGTCATTTTTGTAAGTTGTTCAGCAAGGAACTCATCGGTGTCTGCTCCGAGAATTAACTTACCGTTGTTGATTTCCCAATGTTGCTTGTGCTTGCAGATCAGTTTCATAACATCATCCCGTTCTCGGCATATCGCCATACGATGCACCGGTTGCCTTTTTCGTTATCTCTAGTTGTACCGCTATCTATTACGAACCCATCTGTTACGAGTGATCCACGAATAGGTCGGACTGTATTTCCATCAAGGTGAAGATACTTCTCGATTTCGTTATCAGTCAATCCTGTAAGACCGCGATTTATGAAAAGTTCATAAACCTTTCTACGAAGCGATCCAATCTTAGGTTCGATCTTTGCCTTTGCTTCGATTGAAGTTTCCTTCACGATAGATCCTGCACTCTCTTGTTGAGCGCATCTTTTAGAGTTGTTCCTTTGATCGAGTAATCTAAAAAATCCTTCTGTTCTGTCCATATTTCACGAAGGCGAGATACTTCGTTGGTTTTGTAGATTTCATCCAGTACGACCTCAAGTTTGTCTAATTCCTCAGGGGTCAAGGTACGAACTGCATAAAGATTCTTACGAGGATTCTTTTCGTAGCGTTCTACTTTTTCCATCTCTTCACGCGAAGGTCGCTTGTTACCAGAGAAAATAAAGTTGGCTAACGCTCTACCAATCGCAGAGGTTTCGCATACTTCAAGAGCCGAAGTCTTGGTAACCATAGACGAGCCGACAATTTCCTCAGCCATACCACTTGTTACTGCACGAGCATCTTCACGATCTGCATAGACATAAGCCTTGACGACTTTTCTTTCATCAGTATCGTGCAGAATATCTGTAAGAATACGACCGTTTGGAAATTGCTCCCAAAACTTTTTGATTCGGGATTCCACCGTATCGTAATCTTCTAAGTTAAAACGACCTGCCATTTATTTGCCTTCCGTTAGTTGTAAGTGAAGATCGGCGCACTTTGCGCAGACCAATTCTCGAGATCGTTCTCCGTTGTCGGCTTGATACCAACGGAAGTGCCACTTCTTAGATCCAGCATCTTTGCCACACATAGCGCACGAAAACATTTACGCACCTACCTTTACTGTTGATTCAAGATTTGTAAGCGCAGTAAAAACTTTCTCTCCATTTTCGAGGAGCAAACCAACATTTGTGCCGTTCTCTGTATAAGCATTACGACCAGTCCAAAAAACTTCTGCGATCGTTCCCTTAGCAACTTTACGACCCTTAACTACTTTTACAGTAGCGCCGACAATAATTGCTCCTTGACTAATCATCCTTTGTTGCCATCCGAGAGAAGCATCTTCAGGATCATAAAGATCGCAACGATGAGCGGGGGAAAATGTACCGCCGTGAATTGAGGCGTAAGCGGTTTCGCCAAGATATTTATTGCCATCTTTTGTATAAGCAATATGAACTTTTGTGCCACAATTTAGGCAGACAGTTTCGCCATTGTAATAAGTTGTTTTGTTCATTTTCTAGCCTTCCTGTTGGGATCCGTTCTCTCGGATCTGATAGGCATAATCTATTACGCAGATCCCTAAAAGTCCATAATCTATGAAAAAAGATTTTGGGCGAGTCTTGTGCGAGGATTGGGGGATGATCAGAGTTCAGATAAGCCTATGGAGCCTAGCCGTGATGGTCGAGGCTGAGCCGAAGTACCCCGATCAGATCGACGATATTGTGAATCGGGCTAGTCAGTTATTCGTTACCGGACTCATGGCGGCTAAGAATCAGGATCTTGATATAGCGCAGGTGAACTTCATTGACCTTGGGGATGAAACAACCGCAGAGGACGATTAGGCAAATTGCGTAAAAATGTCTATTTGACCACCTGAAAAATTGTCGCACTCGATAGCCGCTTTGATTGCTTTACGAACCAAAACTGCCGCAACTTCAGGGAATTGCACATCCTCAGCACCTAGAGCCTTTAATGCTCCTAGAGCGTAATCCCCACCGGATCCAGCCCGATAAAGATTGCTGGTTGAGGTTTCCCACGAATAATCGTCCGACACCTTAAAAATACGACCGCAGACCGCAACTAATAGATTGTTATCGTGGCGGACAGTTTCGTCCTCTTTTTTCCACTCAGCACCGGCCTCTAATAATTTCCGGCGCAGGGATGGGATAAAGAGGCGAGTCATATAACCCTCCGGCGTTCCTCTAAATCGTGGCGCAGTCCAGCCGTGTTCGAGGATATTTAATCCACGAACCGAACCGGATCCGGCAATAAAGGTCGGACCATTTTGAAAGATCTTAGGATCTCGGACATAAATGAACTCGCCGTTCTCATCACTAGCCTTTGACTCAGCACCGAGAACGCACCACCCATCGCCTTGAATCCCTACGAGCGTGGTCATTAGTCAAGCCATAATCTGTATTCGGAAGTAACGCGACCCTTTTCAGGATCAACGAAGTGAAGTCGTTGTGAAGGTTCTCCATTACTAGCAAGGAGATCTCGGGCGTATCTGTTTCCGGTTTCTACTGCTCCGGACATAAAGACGGAGCCTTCACCGTTAGCCATATTCCACGACTGATGCTGATGGTAATGCCCGATATAAAGATCTCGGAAATCAAATCCCTTAGTAATCTCATCAACCTCATCGAAAAACTTATACGCACCTGATTTCCAGCGATCAGCGAAGCGAACGATTGTTGATGCAGTACCCCATCGGATTTCATCTCCGTGAATAAGTAACGCCTTGTAGTTTCCAATAGTTACGCGCTGAATATCCTCTTTACTCATTTGCCAAGTTAAACGCTTCTCATCTTTCAACGCTTGACCTGCAAACATATAAGTCAGTTTGTCCCAGTTAATATCTTTAGGAAGTTCCCCGAACTTTCCAATACGACCGTGATTTCCCGGTTCGCATATAACTGTTACCTTCTCAAAGTTTGCGAGAAGTATTCGCACAATGTCTATGAGAATACGAGATGCCTCAACGAACTGAGTCATAACATCAGAATCGACCTCATAGACCTGAGCTGGAAAGATAGTTGTATTTTCTACAATATCTCCACCAAGCATAAGAACGATCTCCTTAACGGGGTGATCTGCTCTTTGGATATTAGCGATGCGAATTGTTTTCTCAACGGACTGTTTAACAAGTCGCTCACACTCTTTAGTGTTGTAAGTGAGAGTGTGTTTTCCTAATTGCCAATCCGTAGAGTGAAGTAGTGCAACCTCTCCACGCTTACTCCGTGAATCTTTCTTCGGAGCAGGTACGACTGGCATTGGTCCAGCGGCTAGCATTGCATCGTGCGCGGCATTAACTACTGCTTGTGTAAAGTCTTCTTTGTTTCTTTTGAGATCGGCAATAGTTTTCTGCGAGCGCAGTAAGGCTTTGCGAAGTTCATTAACATCTTGCGATTCCGGCTCGGGGATTTTATTTAGTCGGTCGCTGAGTGTCATTCGATCCCCATTATGTCTTTACCGTGTTTTGTGTAACCCTCTTTATCGAGCCACGAATCATCTTTGTAAGGGTTGTAGAAAAGGCGCACGGACTTAAGTGCATCCATCATCAACGCAACTTGATACGCAGGAATATCGTCTTCGAGTTTAAGGAATCCAGCCCATACGCGACCAATAGCAGTAAACTCAATAAACGCGTCGCCGTACTCATCTAAGCGTTCTTCGAGGATTTCATCTACTCGACTACGGGGCATTTGCATCGTCCATTTCTATGATTGTTGAAAGTAACTTCAGCGATGTGATAGCCCTCAGATCTAAGAGCGGCTACGAGAGTCATAGACGGAGTGCCTTTTTTAATATGATCGAGGAGTTCTTTGCGATCTACTTCGTCCAGCATCTCGAGAATAATTGCGAGAGTGCATTTGCTTTCAGATTTGGTTGTGTGTCGTTCAATAGAATCGGCTAGCGCCATAGTTGCCCCCTTATGAGAGAAGCGTACCGAGAAAAATCTTGAGAAGCGAGTAGAAACGCTAAAAAGAAAAGAGCCGCGGCGAATAATTTTTAGGGTTATTCGAGGCGGCTCAGTCTTGCACTCATGGTCAATAAAGTGCTACCGGCACTCTAGGGTTTTTTCCGGTGTGAATCCGTATTCAGTTTTTATGCCATTTGACATTAAGTTCAGCCTAGCAGAAAACCCTGTCGCTAATTAGCACGGGCTATCGAAGCCAGTACGACAGGGTTCTCGCGGTCAGCCATCGAAATGAACTGAGGGTGTTAATTCTATCGTACCGGAATATGTGGATAAACACATATTCAAGCATTACCCCTGAACATTGTTCACATAAGGCGTGATGATGTGAGATTCCGGCAACACATCCGGACTTGATGGGGGATTGTGTGGCACAGAACTACCAGCAAGGGCGGCACCTGCGGCAACGATCAAGTGATGAGAGTCCATCGCATACCCACTATTTGCCCACGCCGCCATAAATCCAGCACTCCCGAGAGCGATCGCCTTCGGGTTGGTTATTGGTACACGAATCATTGGATCCCCTTTACAAGTAAGGCATAAGTCACCTGATCCAGTATCCCAGTAACAGGGAGTCCGACTTTCTTCTGATACAACTTAACGGCGGCAAGATCAGCCGCAGTGAAGGTCGAGTTTTGAGCCACGGCAGGAATCAGTCCAGCGTTATAGAGAGCCTTCTCAACTATCAGTTCGGCGGCGGTTTTCTTCCCTACCACTAGATCCGATGCCTTCCACGCTGGCGCAGAGGCGGTTGTGAGCGGTTTAGCAGGTGGGGTCGTAGTGCTTTGATGGATAGCCACTCCGCCAGCCCCTAGAGCCGTTGTGGCGGCGGTTCCAATGGCTAAAGGTTTGTTAGTTCCGAGAGAGGTAGTTGGCTTGAGCGGAGTTTCATACTCAGGGCGCACTATCGCCAGCACATAGAGGTAAGAGCGATGCCGAAGATAAACCCCGTGTCCGTTGTATTGAGATACATCCGTCATGTGCTCCGGTCCAGTATTTCCGCCAACGGTAGTAATTCCATCTCGAGAAGCATTAACGATGATCTCAATATGGTCGGCTATTCCATTACCAGCCCACGAGAAGAAAACTAGATCTCCCGGCTTTCCTTCATATTTATTGACCACGCCCTTGCGTTGCTGAAACCACGAAAGTCCGGCAGGGCAATACGAGAACCCTTTAGGAGTTTGAGCGGATACGAGATGAGAGAGATCATTTTGCGCGAATACCCACGATACGAACATAGCGCACCACGGCTCGTTTGGAACTCCATACCAATCGCCATACGGGTTGGCATCAGTAGTGCCACCGTAAAAACCGAC